CTACCGCCGACTGGTACCCCCAACGGGGATCGAACCCGTGTTACCAGCGTGAAAGGCTGGCGTCCTAACCACTAGACGATGGGGGCTTGGTGGGAGCGGAGGGACTCGAACCCTCAACCGTCGGATTAAAAGTCCGCTACTCTGCCAGTTGAGTTACGCTCCCCTTGGCTCTCCTTCTCCCGATACCCAGAAACGCTACGCCATACACGGGGCTCTCGGCCCAGAAAACGCGCAGAAACTTACTCGGGCATGAAGAAACCCCCGGCTTGGACCGGGGGCCTTGCTCACATCTTGTGAGCGACCATCAACACCGCTCCTAGAACGGTGCCGATGCAGAGGATCGGGAAGATCCACATAAAGCATCACCTCTCTTACTGCTCCCATCTTAGTCGACCGTCAAGGAGTTGTCAAGTCTTTCGTGGAACATTACCCACAACCGATCCATCGTTCGGCTGGCCGTCGACTCGAACAGGGCCGGAATGATGGCGTGCACTGTTGCGGCTAAGGCTCCCCGTGCCATCAGGACGGCACACCGCAAGGCGAAACGGGCGTGCCCACCCCACGTCTCGCCAACCGAAGCCGGGTGTTCAGTGAAGAAGTTCATCCTCATTCAGGAACCGAAGGCGAGATTCATCACCAAATCGCTCGTCGAGGCGGCAGCCCCGTCGGTGACACCCTCAGTTGCTTGGTTGACAACGCTTCTTTTGGCATTGATCAAGTCGTAGATCTGCTGATCGATGGTGTCGACGGTCAGCATGTACGTCGCTGTGACCGAACCCTCCTGTCCGATGCGGTGCAATCTCGCAACCGTTTGGTCAACGTCGGCTGGAGTCCATGGCTGCTCAACGAACAAGATGTCTTGGGCTGCAGTGAGCGTGTGGCCAGTCTTGCCGGCCTGAATACTGAGAACCATGACGAGGTCGCCCGGTTCGTCTTGGAACAAGGCCTTCGCTTCCTCCACCTCGTGAACGCTCATGCCTCCCTGGATCTTTAGTCCTCCGTGTTCTCGGGCGAGTTCGTCCACAATGTCTCGATGGTGTGCCGCGACAACGACTTTGCGTCCTTCCTCCATGTGGGCTGCGACCCATTCATGGGCTGCCGCCATCTTCGCCTTGGCTGCAATACGCCGAAGTACTGAAATCTTGACTAAATGCTCGGAAGCCTCGGCCCGGAACCTCGCACGGACAGCAGCCGACTGATGGTTCAATCCCATCTCTTTGGCGATGGCACGAGCGCGATCAACGAGATACTGAACGATGTCCTTCTCTGCCTTGGCGTACTCCTTCATCACGGAGGGTGTGCCGGCAACGAGCACGGGTGAGTGGACGATGGGTGGCAACTCCTTCATTACCTCTGGCTTGGTACGCCGGATGTAGCAGGTTGAGCGTAAGCGTTCGTTGAGTTCTTCAAGATTCGAGTGCCCCTCCAGATGCCACTGCCCCCACTTGTCTTTGAACGCATCGCAGTACCTTCGGTAGAACCCCCACGTCCCACCGAACTTGTCGATCTGTCCGATGATGTCCAGTTGGGCTGCGTACTCGGCTGGCCTGTTGGTGACTGGCGTTCCGGTAAGCAGCATTATCGGGGCTTCCACGCCGGCGGAGCGCGCAAGCCGTTTCGCAGCCTTTGTTCGCTGGGCGGTCGGTGTCTTACAGTAGTGAGATTCATCGAATATGTACGACTTGTGACTTGACAACTGTCGTACCCAAGTGGTAATATTGGAATACCCAATCACGACGATGTCGTAGTCAGTCGGAAAGTCTTTCCGGTTTGTGACTATCTGGACATTCCGATTCGGAAAGAACTTCCACCACTCCGCTTGCCAGTTCAGCACCAAGTTCGGTGGGCATATGACAGCCCCGGGGAACACGTCTTCCCCCCGTGAGGCCAACAGTTCGATTGTGGCTGCTGCCTGCACTGACTTGCCTAACCCCATTTCGTCTGCGATGAAACAGCGTCGGCTGGCTAGGGCATAGGCGACTCCGGCGCGCTGGTACGGGAGCAGTTCGCCCGACATCCCAGGGACATGGATGGCTGCGTCCGTGGCACGGCTGGCTGCCATTGTCGTGTCGAGTTGGCTTCTGACCGTGCTGGCTTCCTGTCGTACCGCCGCCTCTACGGGTACATCGAATGTCTCGCTCCATCTCACCACTTCATCAACGCTCGTAATCGGGGCTTTCCACGCGTGTGTCGCCTTGTCCCATGTGATGCCGGGGATCTGCTTCGCGGAGGTGACTGCAACCCGGTCGTAGGCGAATGCGAGATGAATGAATCCATCTGGATGCATGTAGATGCGTCGGCTGGCGTGGCGAAGCGTGGGGAGGGTGAGAAGTAGAACTTCTGGGTCGATGCTGAACTCGTGGGTGGCTGCGAAAAGCCGAACTTGATCGAGACTGGATACGGGTGCACGCCACACCCGACTAACTTTGTCCCACTTCGCACCTTTGAGTAGGCGCACTTCGGCAACCTGAGCGGAGTCGTAGGGGAAGTCCAGAATGAGGTGGTCGTCGGCTAGGGACAGTCGCATGGTTCTATCGTACCGGCGGGGCTCGCCGGCTGCGGGCGCATCAAAAGCGAAAGACCCTCCCCCGATGGAAGGACGGGGGAGGGTGCAGAGGGCCGGTTGGCTGCCCTCGGGCGGTCTGCGCGGATGAGGGGTCCGGCGACCTGCCATCTAGTTCGTTGGGATCACGTTCATCGGGATCAGTGGGCGATCCATGTCCTCCACCATTCTAACTGAGTGGTTGTGATCGGAGATCCTGACGATCAAGTCTTGCGTCGCCTCGAACGTCGCCGACACGATGTCGGCAATGAGGAAGTGGCGAAGGGCCGATTCTGCCAGTTCGCTTTCGTTATGTGTCATCTTGACTGTGTATGTGTCCATGTCTCTATCTTACTCGACGCAACCCCGCCCGTCAAGAGGTCATCCGGACTTTAGGCCTTGACTTGTGCGAACTCGCCCTGTAGGGTGAAGAGCCCCGCCCAGTCCATTAGCGCTGCCCAACACACACCCGACGGGCATCGAACATTTGTTCGATTTGCCAAAGATCACACGAAACCCAGCCGCCGGACGCAATCGAACAGGTGTTCGACATGAGGGAAAACCCAGAGGAAATACTCGGTTCAAACTCAAAAAAGTCAGAAAACGAGCCATCCGCGCATCGTTCACCAGAATCGCAACGCTCTTTTTTACTTCCATCATTTATTACGGTGGAGGAAAGGACTGTCCTCATGGGTTTATCACCCTCGTAGTGCGGGGCTTTCGTAGCGCTCTTGCATCAGAGACAAAAAAAGGCCCCCCGAAGGGGGCACTTCGTTGATTGCCGGATCGGTTAGAAGCAGGTATCGCAAGTGCAATGATTGCGTCCACCGCTCTGGCAACTTGAACTGGCGGAGTGGTTAGGGAAGATTGCTTTCCCTGCCCTCTCAGCGTCCGTGGCGCGATCGCAGTAAGCGCATCCGCCTCCGAGTGACATAACTGCTATGTGGTTTGTTTCCATACCCCTACCTTACTCGCCCCAGCACCCCCTGTCAAGTCATTCAGAAACTTTCTCACAGCCCTTGACACGGCTTGATCCATCAAGTAAGGTACAGACATGGACACAACCACAGGACAGACCATACTCACAGGAAAGCCCACCAAAACATATGGTGGAGGAAAGCGCCGCATCTGCGACGCCCCCGACTGCTCAGTCGTCATCTCCAAGTACAACGCCAAAGAAAAGTGCGCCTCCTGCTGGAACGCCATCCCAGTTCAGGAACGCCCCTACGCCTACGCGGACGGCTGGTCCAGCCTCCCCAAAGGATAAGCCTGCAGGGTTGTGGCCCCTGCATCCTCCCCCCGCCCCTCTCGCGGGGGGAGGACTTTCTTTTCGTACCCTCTTGACGCCATCCCGGGGCTGCTGTACACTACGAACATGACCGAAACCACCACCCCGTTGATCGCAGAAATCGAGACCTTCCTGTCCCTCACCGCGAAGCGTGAGATGTTCACCTCGCAGGAGATCCAAGATCTACTACTGGACCTCCGCATGCTTGCCGAGCCTCAGCACAACTAACACTTGACTTTCCGGGGCTTTCGTGCTAACTTCCCAGTTCGCGAATAACCCCTTGACATGCCGGCCGAAGTCAAGTAGGATGGAGTTGTGAGGCCAGCGTTGTAGCCAGCGAGACTGTCGCAAATGGCTCAGCCGTCGACGGGCACCTCACGGAAAAGGACCCTCGGCTGATCGACACGATCCAGCGGGGGTCTTTCTCATGCCCAAATCTCGCCGGCGTGCAGCGGCCCCGGGTACACTCCCTGACCCAGGGAGTGCCGTGACACCCCACCTCAGAACCAAGCCAACTAGTAAGCGATACCCATTGACGCCTCGCTTGGTTCCTGCGGGGCTCGCGCACAGCAAATCCAAGTTCAGGACAAAACGACGAAAACCCCCGGTCACTACCGGGGGCTTTATTCTCGTTTCGTTTATTTGAGGGTGGGTGCTTCTCCGGCCTTGAACGATTCCCATGCTGCTGCTTCGATTGCCTCGTGTTCACGGATCGCCGCAGCGTCGGGATCGTTCGACTCCAAGAACGCCTTGAAGGGTGCGAACAGTTCATGCGTTCCGTTCTCCAAGTCTTTGAGTTCGCTGCGGAGGCGATTACGCTCTTCCTCTAGGAAGTCGATCATGGCATCGATCTCTTCGTTCCGACCCGCCATCTCGGGGTCGTGGCCCAGAGCGATGACGCACTGGTCGTACATGTGGATTGCATCTCGCATGGTTTGTTCTAGTCTCATACTCTTACCTTACTCGCTAGGCAGCAGGCTGTCAAGGGATTGTACGTCAGAGTTGGGTGTGTTCCAGTTGCGTTCCGCCCACACCAGAACTTCCGGTCGGACGGTTTCAAAGTGGAATGGGTCAAGGGCGTGGCCGCACAGTCGCTCCGCGAGCCCCGGCTTCGCCGACGACAGGTTGTTGAAGAACGACTGCCCGTAGCGTGGTTTCAGTCGAGGCAGTCCCTCGTGTGGCTTAGCGCACCAGCGCAGGAAGCCGTTGAAGTCGATCACTTCCACCATTTCTTCTTCTTTCGCTTCTTCTTCGGGCCTTTGATGATCTTCTTTGCCCGATGGTATGCGCCTCGCGCCCAGAAGTCCATTAGAAGTCCCCGTCGTCTTCGTGTAGTTCCTCAATGTCGTACTCAATGTCGGTGTAGAGGTGGGCCATCTCGTTGGCCTCTAGGAGCGCATCGGCCCTGTTCGGGCAGTCAAGCACCTTCTCGAACTCGCCGTAGATGTTGGCGTTGATCAGATACTTAGGCATGAGCCATCACCGTGTGAACGAAGTCTTGGATGGCACGGGCCTGCTCGTCGGTCATGTCGGGCGTGCGGTACACAAGCACCGGTAAACCCGCTTTTTTCCATTGGCTGTTCTTAGTGCGATTCATTCCGGGTGCCCCCATGGGTGCTTGTCGGCGCAGAGGTAGAGCAGCAGGGCCATGAAGCCGATGCCCATCGCGGTGGTGAGGAAGAAGTGGATTGTTTCCATGACTCCACCTTACTCGCCTTGCAGGCCCCTGTCAAGTGGTTATCGGAATGATTACTGCAGCGGGGTCGGGGCCGGCGACGAGCAGGCAGAAACAGACCCCCGCCCGAAGACGGGAGCCTGACCGGAGCCGATCAGTCGGCATCGAGGCCGGTGACCGACAACTCGTAATCGTCGCCCCAGACGACCTTCTTGGAGGCCAGCGTGGAGAGACTCTCTAGAGCCTCTTCGGCGTCCATTGCGTCAGCCGCCTCTATGGTGACGGTGCCCTCTAGTCGGACATACCCTGTGAACTTCATTTTTTCTCCCTTCTGTGGCATAACCACATCTTAGCCGATCGTCAAGGGGTTGTCAAGTCTTTTCTTTGAGAATCGTTCCCACTTTCAGACTGCCGACACACCACGGATACACCACGGACACGCCACGGAAACCCGGGGCCGGCGGCCATGTGTTACGCAACACTCACTCGGTGGCGGAAAGGACCGTCAGTAATCTCGAAGAACCCCTTGACAAGCCGGTCGGGATCATGTAAGATGTAGTTATCGAAGGGAAGGGGGTGACTATGTCCAAGCCACGTTTGCGTTCCGCCGAGGAGCGCGCCTCTGAGCCGTCCGACGACGACGGATCGGGGCTGTACTGGGCTTCCAAGGATGCTTACTACGATTCTTGGGATTCCGACCCTGATCAGGTCAACGACTGATCCGGTTGGCCCCTGCCTTCGGGCGGGGGTTCTTCCGTAGCCAATCGGGAAGTGCCCCCTTCGGGGGGCTTTTCTTCTGCCCAAATCAACCCCTTGCCGGCGAGCCCCGCAAACTGTAGGCTCACCACATGCCCCTCCCCCCACTGCACTCTTGCCACTATTGCCAGGCTGAACTTAGCCCCAAAGGACACAGCGTGCTACGACTAGTAACCGGCTGGGTGACGGGGCCTACGGGCAAAACAGTCAAAGACCAAGTGCAAGAACATTACAAGTACTGCCATGAAACATGCCTACCCAGAAAGGTGGAGGACGCAACTCCACCAATGTTCTAAAGAAGACAGCCGGCACTCGAGCCCCGCTAACTGGAGTAGTCGCTCCATTGGTAGATGTGGCCGTGCGTGGCACCGATGGACTTCTCGTCGGGTTCCGACAAAGCCAATCGCATCTCAACGATCTTACGGTTGAGATTCTCGATTTCTCGAATGATCGCTTCTACATCGCGCGTGTTCTTTGCGATCTTGTAAGCAAGAAGGTCATCGCGCTGTTCGTCCATACCTAACGATACTGCTAGTGGTGCGGGGCCTCAGAGCACAACACCAGTTTGGGGCAAAACGAGGCATACCCCCCGCCGAAGCGAGGGGCAAGACGCAGAAAGCGTCAGCGGTGAGGGCGCAGAACGCCGAGACCGGGCACGACCAGAGCACTGTGGCGCTCGCAGTACGGGAGGCCCGGCTCCACGGAGAAGGGCGGCCCAAGCGGCATAAACATCTCGCCCTCGCAAGGCCCAACGGCCCCGTCGGAAGCAAGGAAGCAGTCTTCGTGCGTGAAATCGGTCATGATGTTCCTCTCGTTCGGTGTACCCCCACCCTACAGGACCGTCAAGGGATTGTCAAGTGATTCTTTCCGAATGTTTCAAATCACACATTCAGAACGAAGGCCAGCCGGCGGACGGACTACGGGTATCGCCTCCCATATGGCCGGCCAGCCCCGATGATGAGACAACCTCGCGCTACATCAACACGGTGGAGGAAAGGACTGCCCTCAGGCGAAGTCGACCCACTCGTTGACGTTACGAATGATGATGGGCGTGTTCTCTCCAACCCACGCACCAGCGATGTTGAAGGAGTAGTGCTCCCACGCTTCCTCGAAGGGCAGACCCTCTACCTCAGTCAGATGCTCAATGATGTCGTCCTCGTTGTAGACGACCACCGTGTTCTTCGAGTACTGGCAGCCCCATCCAACGATTGCGGAATCCAGTCCGTCCATGAACAGGGCCTCAGGGTTCAGTTCTTCTAGGGCTGATTCCGTGATCTTGCGAGCGCGAGTGCCTTTGAGTTGGCGTTCGTTGGCTTCTGGCTCACTCTCCATGATGGCAGCGTTGGCCTCTAGTTGGGCGAGTGCTGTGGGATCCCCATCTTCGGGGTCGTGGTAAGCGGGCATGCCCCCACCCTACAACCCCTTGTCACCCGTGTCAAGCCATTTCTCAACTGTTTCCGGCTTCAACCCCATCACCTGAACGATCCGCTCGGGGCTAGCGCCAAGCGCGTGCATCTCACGAACGTGATCGGAAACCGTCCAAGCCTTGTACCCACCACTCACCGCCCGCGCCCGCAGCACACCCTCCCCTTCGAGAGAACGATGTCCGCAGCCTTCGCCATCTTGGATACGAAGTTTTCGTATTCCTTTTTGACTCCGGACTTGGATGGCATCCCGCCGAGAGCCCCGCGATTGTCTGGTTCTTCTTCTTCTGTCATGTCCCTATTGTATGTTAGAGTGCGCTTATGGAAGTCGACCCGCAAGCAATCATCAACGCCCTGAGTCAGCAACTCGGCGCGCTGCATACAGAAAACACCATTCTCAAGATGGCGCTTCAGCAGCAACAAGTGGCTTTGGCCGCATCCGACGGGGCTTCCGCTGAAGAAGGCACGGACAAAAAGAAAAGCGCCCCGAAGGGCGCACCAGATTCCGAATAACTCAGAAGCGAACTTTGCCGCGACAGATGCGGCGTGCCCCTTCCTTCTTGCGATCCACGAAAGTCGATGCGCGGTTCCTGCGTCCTTCACGGAGGGCTGAGACCTGATTGTCGCGGGACAGGCGACGCAGGGTTGTCATGTCCTGCTTGCTCACCCGACGGGTGGTCTTGGAGATCGGCTTAGCGTCTTTCTTTCGCATAGGTAAATCATACATCCTCTAGACAGCCTTGTCAAGTCGGATGTGTTCGATTCGGATGCCCCACTTCACCAGATCCCCGAGGCGGTAGGTCAGGGTGCCGTCGTCGTCTTCCTCCATCCAGTCGGCGGCGTCGTCATCCAGAACGACGGCCTTGCCACCGTCCCAGCGGACGATCTTGCCGTGGATGTCTTGGTCGACGACCTTCACGCGGTCGCCAATGCGGAAGACGGCCCCGTCATCGCGGGTGCGGTCGGGCGTATCGGACCAAGGCGGGAGGGTCATGCGTTCATCATTTGCTCGGTGTCGCACTCGGCGCAAACCTCGCCGAACGCCCAGTTGCTCTGGGGGAACAGCGGGAACTCGTAGCCCGGGCCGGAGCCGTGGCAGGTCTCGCAATGGGGAATGTTGTTGTTGACGTGTGGGTTTTTTCTCATGCCCTCACCTTACTCGTTTGTCAAGAAGTTGTCAAGTCTTTTCACTCCGGCCACGGTTCACTCACTCCCACCTGCGTCAGGCCGGACATGTAGTTCAGTTCGGGGTTGTTCCCAGCCACCCAGAGTGCCCACTTCTCGGCGGGCTCCTTCTTGTGGCGCTCGGCCCAGATAGCGTTAGCGTTGGCCTCGGACTTGATCTTGACGTTGCCGACGGTTTCCTCGGACATGCCGTCATCGGCCAGTTCCTCAGCCATTTCGATGAAGTCGTCGGCCCCGAAATCCTGGCAAACGAGTGCCATGGTCAGCGACATTTCCAGCGCCTCCTCATGGGATGCGGGGTACGGGACGGGATCGCCCCCATCCACCATTTCCCAATGGAAAGGGGTGCGTTCGGGCGTAGTCATTTCTGTACCTCCACTTTGGTTCCTAGGTCATAGAGTTTCGGATCGCCGGGGTTGTCCCAAGTACGCAACCCGAAGGAACGGAGTTCCTCGGCCGCAGCCTTAGCCTCGGCCTCGGAGTCCGCTTCGACCTCGAAGTCCCAGCGTTCCTTGATCCTGACGACGTAGGTGGTCATGCCGCCACCCTCTCGCCATTCCTTGTGCGGAGGGTCGCTTCACGCTTGACGAAGTTGGCCGTGCGACCAATCGACATTGTGGTGAAGAACATGGCAGCGACCGACAGGGCCGATGCCTGACCGGCGTAGTCGTAGCGGTAGATGTGCGGACCCCAATGGATCGACACCTCGTCGTCGGAGACCTTGATGGCCCCCACGTCGGAAGCGGTGGCGTCCCCATGCGGAAAGAGCCAAAGGTCGGAACGTCCCTCGCCCATGCGGGTGAGTTCGGCGGTCACGATGCCGCTGTTGATCGGGTGGGTATGTTCTGTGGTTTTCGTGGTTTTGTCCATGCCCCTACCGTACTCTCATGCCATACCCCTGTCAAGGGATTCTTAGACATTTCTAAGAGATACTTTCTATCTCACATTCAGATAGGAAACAGCCCCCTCCCGGCGTTTCCGGCTTGGGTATCGCGTCGCCCGTGGCCAGGAGAGGACCGGGGCTTTCGCTCTCATGCTACGACCACACGGTGGCGGAAAGGACTGCTAGAACCAAGCGTCCATGCCATCGCATTCGGCGGCGGTCCAGCGCAGATACCAGATAGCGAACTTCACCTCGTCAGTGAGGTCGGTCACCGTGGGCTCGCCATCCGTGTAATCCAACTGGTTGACAAACGTGAGTTTCCCGCCTCGCTCATTCAGAGTGGCCTCCATCTGATCGGCCAGATCACGGCACTCCGCAGGTGGACGGTAAAGCCCATCCTCATCGGTCCCATAGAAGGTGTCCTCACCATTTGTTTCCCAGACGTAAGAGTCGATCTCGTGGATGTTGGTGGTGTCGGAGTTGAGGGCGTTGATGAGCCAGTTGCCGTGCTTGCCTCTGTACCAGCAGTAGGTACCCAGCATCCCGGTCACTTGACCGGAGGGTGGGGAGGCGTTCGTGTAGGGGCAGCCTTTGGCTTCGATGGTTGCAGCGCAGTTGATACGTTCGTCCGTGGAGCCGTCATGCAGGGTGATGGTTTCCATGATGGCGGTGCCCCCGGTAGTGCAGGGGTAGGCGTGCGGCATGTTGTCTAGGCCCATCAGACAAGATCCTTCTGCTCACACAATGCGGCAGCAAGTTCCGTCAGGTACGGGTAGGCACGACGGATCGGCCCGCTGTGTCCAGCGAACATCTCACCCATGATGACATGCTCGTGTAGCACGGCAGCCAGCGAGTCAGCCTCGCTAGCGGTAAGCGTGATTTTGGTGCGGCGGAGCACCCTGTCAATCTTCATCTAGTTCCCCTTCGTTAGTAGGTACCCATCACAGTACTGGAGTCAACGAAGGATGTCAAGGGGTGATCGCATAAAGACGAGAAAAGACACGGGGTGGGGTCTGGAGCCCCGACAAGGAAGGGGGGAACCTGCCGGAACTACACCACCGAACAAACCCCACCCGGTGCCAGTTCGAAGAATAACACGGGGCTCGCGCACGGAAAGCAACTATGGACAAAAGAAAAACCCCCCGAAGGGGGCTTTTCTCGGCGGGACGTTCCTAGCCAACTTGTCAGTAGGCTTAGAGGTACTTCCTCTTGAGTTTGATTGGGCGAGGGGGCGGGTCTTTGTAGACCATCTTTGTGGTGCCAGCCTTGGCCCCTTTAGCCCCGGGTTCGTCGGCCGTGTAGACGGTGATCGTGCCCATCTCCGTTTCGTGGATGGTGTACCCGATAGCGTTCTCAGTCATCGTATTTCCTGTCGTCGGGACGTAGGCACTTGTCGCACACGTCGATGTAGCCGAAGCCCCCACCCAGCGGTTCGACGATCTGGTGTTCCTCGTCAATGTCGATGGTTGCTCCGCATCGCTCGCACTCGCGGCAGCAGCACATGAGACAGGTGTCGCCCAGTCGCATGTCGGGTGCCTCGCCCGCCAAGACGGACTCGCAAGGATCGGAAGTGCAGGTGGTGGTCATGTCTGAATACTACCTTCGTTCTGAATGGCTGTCAAGCCCCACCGGGAAGAATGTTCCCGATGGGGCCGGACGGGCCAGCGTTAGATGGCGTCTGCCACCGGGACTTCGACCACGTTCTCCGTGGCGTCGTTCACGTTGACACGGACGTAGGCGGTACCCGTGACCACGGCCTCAACCGTGGAATAGGCGATGGAGCCGTTGTCGACCAGACGGTCGAACGAACGGGAGTCCACGGAATGCTTCACCGTAGCGTTGTAAACCACATCGCTAACGGCCTCACGAAGCGCCGGGACTGAGAACGAGCGACGGAAGGCCTCGGTCAAAACGACCGCCCTACCGTCAACGACGACGGTGGTCGTCCCTGCGTTCTCTGCAGCGTCAACGAGGTTGCTTTTGGCATCAGCCAAAGCGCCCTCTGCTGCGGATTTTGCTGCGAGACACAACAAGTATGTCTTAGCAGCCTGAGCGTGATTGCTCATATTTCACTCCCCTTCGGGGTATCAGGGTCACCGGCTCTCGGCGACTAAGAAACACGGTACTTGACAGGTGTCAAGGAGTCAAGCGATTTCTTAGATTGTTTGTCAAGATAACGTCCCGTCTGCAAGACCCGTCGGTCAGGGCCAAAAAGCCAACTTCTTGCCAAAACCCCACAGACGTTCAAGGTCAAAACCGTCAAAGAAATCCTAAGAAATCTTGCGCTACCTCAACACGGTGGCGGAAAGGAACTGAGAGGGGAGGCGACCAAGGGTGAAAGGACTAAACCCCCCCGCGCCTTGCGGCCACAGGAACCTCCCCACTCAGAGATCAGGTCAAGACGCTGATTACGTTCAGGGCATCCGTTTCAGCCCTGTTCATCAACTCCTGCCAGCGTTCAGTTATGGCTTCCAGCGTTTCCATCTCCGCCGTGCCATCGTCCTCAATCTCAGCAGCCTCATGGTATTGCGTATGCAGGGTGCCCAGCACGGGGTCTTCGTCCCCGTAGTAAGAGTGACGAACCTCGCCGTCCTTGTAGGCGTTGGCACCCCAGAAGTCCATGCCTTCTTCGAGGTATGACTCCACGAAAGATAGGAGCGGGTTGAGTTCCGACAGTTTACTGACCAGTCCTTCAGCCGGACCCCACGCCGTCTGGTAGGAAACGGTCGCTGAACTAACGTCATCGCTCACATCTATCAATATGTCGTGAACGTCTGGCGCCCATTTGGTGCCCCACTTGGCGATGTTCCAGTCGTACCAGTTGTTGTAGCCCGTTTCTTCGTGGGCTTTCTCGCCCTGTTCGATCTGTTCGATCATCCCTGCCAGATACTCGTCGGTCACCCACGAACCGTTTTGGGTTTCGCCGTCGAAGTTGTCACCGGCACGGAGTTTGCCTGCGTCACGATCAGCACGCATTTCCTCTACCGATTCACGGGTCTGCATCGGTGAACGGGTACCCAGAAGAACGTGAGGGGTTGGGTGGGGCAGGGTCAGGTCGTACACGTCGGGCGAGACTGTGACGGATTTGACGAACTCATCCAGCGCCGTGGCATCGCCCTCATTGGCGATGACGACCAGTCGGTTTGTGCACCAGTTCGGCATTAGCCCTCCCCTAGGAAGGACTGCAATACCTTGATTTCCGTTTGCCAGTCATCGCCGTATTGCTCGTTTTCTTCCAAGAAACGTATGACCGTTTCTACATGGGCTTTTGTTCCAGTAGGCATTGGGTTTCCTTCTCTTAGTAGTTGGGTACCAGCATAGAGGACACCCGGCCACTTGTCAAGCGGTTATGGGATTTCTACCGTCTCTACCGTCACCAACTCGAAGACATCCTGCCACTCAATCTCGCACTTGTCGCAACGCACCCATTGGTACACCATGTTCTCGAAGGCTTCCAACTTCGTGGCCTCAACGGCCCGATGCTCGCAGAAGGGACAGAAGTAAGGGTGCTTGATGTAACGCTGCAGGGTCGCAGCATCAACAGCCCCGGTCTCCACGACAGACTGGTAGCCCATCGCCTCGGTCGGTTCGGAGGTCACGATGACGCCCATCCGAAGAACAGGAACCAGCGTTCGCCGTCGTTCTTAGGCTGCTCGTCGTCGGTGAGTTCGATAGCGATGGCGCTGTCCCACTTGTCGTCCGACATATTGACGATCTTCTCAGCCTCGTCGTGTCCAAACCACTTGACGATCTTCTGGAACGCTTCCTTGCTGGCCGTGCGGGCTTCAGCCGCCTTCGCCGCATATTCCGGCTTCTGACCCGGCCAAACGTGTGGCACGCTGTTCCAGCCCTGAGCCGTCACGATCACGTCCTTCACGTTGCGCGCCCTCATCCCCGAAGGCCTAGGTATGAGGTAGGCGCTGTCCTTCTCACAGATCGTGCCCGTGTAGCCAGCGTGGCCGTAGTCGTAGAAAGCGCCGTCGACAGCGTGTCGGAACGCTTCCTTCACGTCCTTGCCGTTGGCTTCTGTCTCGAACTGTTCAGCGCCCATTGCGCCACCCCTTTCATTAGGTACCCCCACCCTACTCGCCCACCATCCGCCTGTCAAGAGATAAAGAAAGATTCGATTTCCTATTGACAAGACCAACACGTTCACCTACTATCCAGTCATGACCAACACACAGGAATACATCACAACCAACTGGAAGTGCACTGACGAGAAGGGCACCCTTCTCAAAATCATCAACTTCCCTTGCGACTACGGTGACTTCGGAGGCGAATCCATGTGGGTCCGCCTTATCGAAGGCACCGACAATGATGGGATCGGCTTCGTCTGCAACGACCCGGCGTTCTCATCTCTGCGCTATGGCGACGTGATCGCCTACGCCGGAGGCACTGACGACACGAAGGCTCACTACGCCGGACGTGCCGTCAACGTCTTCGAGTACAACGGCTCACCACAACGTGAGTACCTGAAGGAAGTTGCCAACGAGACTCCAGAACTCCAGCAGTTCAACGGACTCATGAAAGACCAAACCGAATGCGGTGAGTGCGGCGACCCTCTCCACCAGCATGATGTCACGGTTGGCGAATGACATGCCTGTCATTAGAAATCTTATTGCAGAGGTTGCAGAAGCAGACCTACCCCATGTAGTGTTTCCTTCTCGTACTAACACAAACTGTCAAAGTTGCTTATCATGCCCGTAGACACGAAGCCGTCAAACGGCACACAGTTCGCCCGCACTATGGACGGGAAGATCAACTTCGACGCCTATGCGGGGCTAACTGGCACCGTTGTCTGGGCGAACATGACAATCGACATCATTGTCGTTGACGCACGTCAGAGATACGGACACCTGGACTTACAAGTCACGCCCGTCTCCGGCCACGGCTTCATCTGGCTAGAACGCAAGAACGTACACCTGATCGACGATCCGGGTCTTGAGCCACCCAAACCGGCTCCCCTGATCGACATTCTCTTGGAGGATCCTCCTCTCAAGGACTCCACGGTGGGGGATAGCACCCCTGTTAGATCCGTGGATGCCGGGTTCTTGTCGCTCATACGAGCGGTGACAACCCGTATCAAGTAAATAACAACAACCCATGGAGATGAATAATCATGGCTATTCCCCGTAAGCAGTATCAGGTAGTTCTGGAAGTACCACCCGAGCCCCAGCGTGGGCGTCCCGGGCATGGCAACCTCCAGAAGTTCCTCGCTCGTCTTGAGGACGAGCATCCCGGCGAGTGGTCGGTCCTTGACCGGAACCGCAAGCACATCGGGTACATCTACAACCTGAAGAAGAAGTACCCGAACCTTTCGGTGAACGCTCGTCAGAACGACGACGGCACCTACGGCGTTTGGGTGAAGATGGACAAGGCCGAGGCCTCCGTCTAACTGATCTTCACCACCAAAAAGATTAGACCGCGCGGTTTGCCCGTGCGGTCTTTTCTTTTGCCCAAATCACTCTCGAGGCGTGAAGCCCCGCAAGATCTTTTAGTCGTCGGACTTCTTGCCCTTCGGAGCGGCTTTGGGGGCCGGGGCCGCTGTACCGAACCGTGCACCGATCGTGGTGACAGTCGGTGCATGCCCGCTGGCGGTGCCGAACTCGGGATGCATGGAATCGTCTGCGTCAAGACCTGATTCGTCTTCCGACATGACTCCGGTGACATAATGACTCGGTGAGGTTACTTTGCGCATGTTTACTCCCAGTTGGATTGTTCCCCTATTCTACCCCACAGGAGATCTTCAAGAAATCACTTGACGCCTTATGCTTGTCTGGTGTAAGGTGATGTTCGTACTGACAAGGGGACTACCTTATGAACAAGAAACAAGAAGCAGCAGCAGCCCATCGTGAACTCAAGGATGCCATTCTCTATGCACAAGCACTAGAGGACGGCTACGAGTTCCCCGATGAGATCGTCCTGCCTGCCGGCACGCTCGTATCCGGTCGGCTGTTCCAACTCTCTAAGCCAGACGTTGACGGTAACCACATTCGAGAGTTGGGCTGGTACCGCTTTGATGGCGCCGTCAAGCAGCCTCCGTCAAGAATCGGCATGGGGTTCGGCTACTGGGGCACCATCGGCACTTGGACCATCCTCGCCCATGGCCCCTACAACAAGAACGGATCTCCGAAGGGGCATTGTCGCCAGATCGACCTGTGTGTCGGCGAGGGTGCTTCGGGTCGTGTTGAGACTCGCATCTGGAAGATCGCTAAGGGTCGTGAGACTGCCAACTCTAGGGGCGTCAAGTTCGTCAAGGTTGCGGAGAACGGTCGTGCCGAACAGTACGCCGACTTCGAGGAATGGTCGGGCGACCATGAGGGGGAGCAGTTCTCAACCCAGGAGTTGGTCGAAAAGTCTGGTTTTTCATCACAGACCGTATTGAAGTATCTCAAGACCTCGGCCCACTTCACTAAGATCAAGTCGGGCTTGTATGAGTGCGGAAAGAATCAGACCGCCTAAAGAATCTTCCAATAAACCCTTGACAGCCCATATTGACTGCTGTAGGGTACTTACATACCTACCGATAACAAGTCCATAGGAGGACTACTAATGAGCAACTCAGAAGCCACACTCCCCGACTGCTGGGAAAAGTTCCAGCAGGTCCTAGACAACGGGATCGACCGTGTGATCCTGTTCGGCCCACCGGGAACGGGCAAAACCTACTGTGGTCTGAACCACGGAAACGTCGATGCAGGCGCCTTCCGTCTGGTCTGCACAGAGGACATGACCAACGCCGACGTGACCGGCTCCTTCATGCTTGAGAAAGGTGACTTCCGCTGGGTATCCGGCGCAGCACTCAAGGCGTGGAACGGGAACGGCAATCAGGGCGGTCGACTCGTCGTGGACGAGATCGACAAGGCCGGGGGCGACGTGTTCGCCACGCTGCTCGCCATGCTGGACACTCCTGAGTCCGCTTCGTGGGAGAACCCGCAGAACGGTCGTGTCCACAAGCCGAAGGATGGCTTCACGGCGGTCATGACGACCAACGTCGAAGAAATGCGTGAACTCCCTCCGGCACTCACCGACCGTTTCCCTGTCCGTATCCGTATCGACCAGCCTCATCCCGATGCTCTCCTGCTGCTCTCCCGTGACCTTCGTGGGATTGCCGTCAAGATGGCTGATGCCGGGGAACGTCGCATCTCGCTTCGCCAGTTCATGTCGTTCGACTCGCTTCGCAAGGGGCTGGAAGTTGAGCGTGCCGCTGAGATCGTGTTCGGTAATCGTGCCGAATCCATCATGGATGCCATCGCCGTGGACGGTGTAGCGTGAATCAGCCCACCCACTTCCCTGAGCCGGAGATTCTCTCCCGTGAAGATACAGAACACGGTCGCTGGACCGTAGAGGGCTGCGCTCCAAAGCGTGGGCTTCCCCACACAATCATCCCTGAGCGCATCATGCACGCCCCTGTCGACACGTCCGACATGTCACGCTGCATCCGTGCCCATGAGATGATGCACGCCAAGGTTTCTCCCGGCATTGAGTTTCAGACTTGGATCGACCGTGGCTTGGCATCGGAGCAAGCACTCAAATCCGTTGAGGAAATGCGTGTGAACCACCTTTGCCAACTGGCCGGGTTCGACATGAAAAAGCATCTTTCCGACGACGGCGAGACTTACGACGGGGAACGTGGCGTTGCCCTGCGTGATTGGCGTGGCTGCGTACTCATGGCAATCGCCTGTGCCGGCACGGCTTCCCACAAGAAGTTCCTGACTGGCGTCCGTCGCCACGATCGCTTTTGGGGGAAATGCCTGCTGGACATCAGTAAGCGTGCAATGCGTGAGATGAAAAAGGTCTACGCCGTCGACCTCGCCTCCACAAAGGTCCACAAAGACATCGGCATTGCTCCCATGGGATTCGCTCACACAGAGCGCATCGCTGAGTGGATCGACAGGATCGCTGAACAGGAGCCACCACCACCGCCAGAGTCAGAGACTGAGAAGGCTTCGACTCCCGACGCCGACGACGCCGACGAAAACGAGGGCCAAGAGGGTGTCGCGGAGGGTCGCAAACTCACCCATGACAACCGTGGGAAGGAGAACCCTCAGAAGGAAGAAGGGTTTGGAGAACGCCTAAAGGGCATCACTCCCGATCGCGGCTTCTACGATATTCCTCGCTGGAATGAACTCCGTGTCGAAAAACTGCCTTTGACTACTCTGGTCCCCGGCACCATCGGCAAGAAGCGCATCGCTTCCAACACGGGTCGCCACCCTCGTCGCCTCCACCGTTACCTAACCGATCCCGAAATGCGTATCTTCGATCGCGTAATCAAGGGCGTGGGCGGGGTGCTGGTGCTGGACTGCTCCGGCTCAATGGATCTAACCAAAAAGCAGATCCGTGAAATCTTGCAGGCCGCACCCGGCGTAACCGTGCTGGGCTACACCGATCGTGGCAACGATGGCCCGAACGCATGGGTACTGGCCGACAAGGGGCGCATGGTCGACGATCTTCCATTCACCGGCTCCGGCAACGGCGTCGATCTCCCCGCAATCGAATGGGGCGTCGCCCACAAGCAGCGTTCCGGTGCCCCCGTCATATGGGTGAGCGATGGCGGCGTCTGCGGCGCCGGGCAAGGCTCATCGGATGCGCTGGCGATGCAATGTATCAAATACTGCATCAAGAATCGGGTCATCGTCGTACCCCACTTGAGCGAGGCTGTCGAAATGCTCAAGAAGATGAAACGTGGAGAAAAAGGGCGCACTCGCTGGCCTAGCCAACTCCGCTACGTCTACCGCAACATGAACGGCTCTCGTCTGGAGGACGACTACCCGAACGGTTGATGGTAAAAGATCGTTGGCCCCTCCGGAGATTCGTGTCCTCCTTGCTCCGGAGGGGTCAGCCTTTTCGTTTCTGACTGAACAACCCCCGGTCCCACAGCCGGGTCGCCATAGTTATGGCAACGACTGCTGAGCATTGCGCCCAGCGGAGATCAGCGCCCAGGATCTTGAGGATCCCCCACAGCGCCACGCTGTAGAGCGGTAGCGACAGGATAATGAACAACAACGGTGCGGTTGCCGTTAGTTCGTTGGCGTCCACGGTCTCAGGCACTGGCGAATGCCTCCGGCCCAACGATCTGGTGGATGCGTTGCCGCGACAACTCGTATGTGTCGGCTAACACCTTGACTCTGGCTCCGTCGCCGTAGAGACGCTGGATCTCCTTGTTTCTTGCCGCTTTTGACGCCGGCCCAGGCCGTAGTGGTCCCCACTCCCAACCCGGGATTGATTCAAGTGCTTCTTCTCGCTCCCGGAACTTGACAAGGTTCGACTCAAGTTTTCGAACGGCCGCCGAATCTCCTCGGTTTCGTGCAATATCCCGGTCTTCTCGCAGTTTTCGCCGCCGCTGCCGCAGATAAGACACAAAGGAGCCAAGTTTGACTTCCATGCCTTCGAGCACCTCGACGTGGAGGGCCGGCACGCGGCAGTGTCCCTCCCGTCGAGCGAACTGATTGAGCGCTACTACATACCACTGGAACCGCAGATTGTTGTCCATACGTCTACACTAGTACGAGAGTCGTACAACCGACAACCCCCTCCACCACAGGTGAATAACATGGACCCTCAGGAAATAGAGGACCTCAGAGACGAGATCATGAAGTTCCTTCAGGCTCTCCCTGGACCGGAAACCTCAAAACTCAAGGATCTGATGGACAAACTCGCCGAGCAGATGATCGAGACGCAGTCCGATGGGAATGACGTGCTCTTCTGCGGAAGCGATGGGAAGACCATCATCAAGGCCGTTCACTTCCCGAGATCTAGTCTTGGTAGCGACGGCCCCGTGATTCTTCCGAGTGCCGATAGCAAAGTTATCCTTGCTGCGTTCTCCGATGAGTATGTCCAGACCAATCTGGACGAGGTGCGCAACGTTTTCCAAGATCCTTCAGTGCGCGAGCACCAATGGGAACAGTTTCTGAATGGTTTGGCCACCCAAGTAAGCCGGGCTCATGCTGAAAGTGACGAGTTCGACTGGTCCGGTGCTCTGCCCGAGTAAAAGTTGGCTTTCTCGTTTACTCTTTACCACCTTGTGGGAACCAATAACGCTCTGACCTGCAGGTTTGCGAAAAGCACCATATAGGGTATGTGCTACATTGAAGCACATTGGGATGGAAGTGCATCAGCCTGAATGCTGAGAATAATGCAAGCGGGGACCTTGCATCAAAAAATGACTTTAAGGATCCGACCCCCGACTCTCATCCTCATTCCCACTGATTCTCAAAAGTCTTCCAGGGGAACGCTCAAAAAGCCGGTTAAAAGCCGGTTACTCCTCCTGGCCGCCTCGAGGAGATAAACCAGAAACTTGACTTTTCGATCCAGGTGCAGTAGTTGCAGTGCTCGAAAAGTGGACTTTTGGGCATCCACCACGAGTAGCCTGGTTTGCTGATATCTCAGTTTAAACAAGCAGAACCTTGCATTGCGAGTTCGGAAATTGCCGATCGCCGTCCTGGATTTCGATTTCAAATCTCGCGCGCTATGCACCGACGGTGGTGGATAGCACTGCGGGTAGATGAGGGCGACCCCCAAAAATGCGGGAGCCCGGAGAGATCAGCGCCACCTGCCACCACTGAAATATCCCCGGGCTCAACCGCATTACATTCTTGCTTCGCCGTCTCTTGCCTGCTCCGGCTTTACCAGATTACCACGTTTCTGGATTTTCTTGAGATAGTTGCTTGCGCCGGCGGCCCGCGAGTGCTAGTTTCACAACTCACAACCAAGCGGCCGGCCCGGCGCTCATCAAGACTGTTGAAAAACCACGGTCTCGGATCGACGCGTCCATATATCAGTCGAGCATTTCTAAAGGTTCCCCCCAGACCCCCCTCCAAAGGGGGCTCAGGATCCTGAAGGAATCACTTGACGAGGTCATTGAGTTTCTGTATACTCTCGCTACCACTACCTGGTGGCGGAAGGACTAGATAATTCAATGGTCTCTGAGATCTCATGACAACTCCCAACTCTAAGGGGCGTGGCGAGTCGCGCCTGAAGAGAGATCAGCGGCGTAAGGCTGAACTAATCCCTGATGCCCTGATATCTGAGGTGTATGAGTACTGGCTGCAGGTTATGAGGCCAGGACGCACCCGGGTGCCGGCTTTGGATGCGAAGCGTCGTTTAAAGGTGGCTTCCGCTATCGCCGACTACGGGGCCGCCGATTGCATGCGTGCCATCGATGGGTGCGCCCATTCGGATTTCCACATGGGTAGGAACAGGCAGAACAAGAAGTACGACGATCTTGAACTAATTTTCAGAGATCAGGATCATATTGAACGGTTTCTGGGTAGCGCCGAGTCAGTGCCCGAGTCTGGCGAGTGGGATGCCGAGCCCTCGAGGGAAAGGTGCAAGAATGCTGAAAACTGAACTGAAGGACCTGGTTCTCAGAACTTTCGCCTTGTTTAATCAGACCCTGTACGCAGCGGATCAGCAAATCACTTTGACTTCCTGGTTTTCTGTACTGCATGACCTGCAGTTCGAAGACTGCCGGCAAGCCCTGGAGACGTGCGCAATTGCTGACAAATTCATGCCAACCCCTGGAGCGCTCCGCCGCCTGGTTATCAGCGAGAAAGAAGACATCCCAACCGAACACCAATTCTGGTCATACATCCAAGCCGGAATAAAAGCCCGGAACGAAGGCACCACAATAAAAACCCGGAAAGAAATAGCGGAACACCCCATAGTCATAAAAACCATAGAAGAAATCGGGCACGACGTAGTCTGGGGACTACACACAAACGGAGACAGACAATGGGCACTAGCCGCATATAACGAAAACCTTAAACGCTTCATGGCTAAAGGCATCACGGTGGTGGAAAGCAATGCGTAGAAACCCCGGACGCCCACCCAAAGAACCCACAGGCGACAAATCAACCCTCACACTGAAGATAACAGCCGACTTCAAACGCCTACTCATGCGCCAAGCCCACGCATACGGCATGACACTAACCGAATACATCATAACCCTAGTCAAAAGAGACGCAGAACAACCATGAGAAAGGCAACCAGAGCCCAATACCCCCACCGAATGTACAATATTGTACTCAGAATAACCGGCAAAGAGAAAAACAAGATCCTAAAAGCCGCCAAAAAAGCCGAACTAACACTCACAAACTACATAAAGTACTGCATCTACACCGAAACACGCCGAGAACAAGGCTTCCCCACACCAAACAAAACACTCCACCCACTCCCAACCATACAAGAACAAATCAAAGCAATCGCCACAGGATCCAGCCTGGCGCAGCCCTGTGGGGCTTTTGGGTGTGATTTGGTGGTGGTGGATGTGGCTTCTATGAGGTTTTGTGAGGTTTGTAGTTTGAGGGTGGGGTAGGTATGCTGTTCTTCTCGGGGGTCATCGATTTACCGTTACCCATCTTCGTTGCGTCCCTTGTTTCTTTCCCCGGCTACAGAGTTCACGGTACCCACCGAAGCCGCGCCGGGTTGTTTCTGAGGGGGGCCACGAAAACCACGATACCCGAACTGGTTTCGCCCCCCTTGTTTCTTGCCTGGCCATACTGCAGTCGTTATCCAAAGAAGGCCCGCCGGGTGGTTATTTTGCTGCGTTCCACATTTGGCTGAGGGTGGGTCGTGTTGGTTTTATTTGTTGTCTTCTTTGTTCTGCTGCTATTTGGCGTGAGGTCATTCCTGCCCAGACTCCGTGCATGTCGGCTGGTGGGAATTCGAGGGCGTAGTTGAAGCAGTCTTGTTTGACTGTGCAGTCTTCGCAGATGGCTCGTGCTTGTTGTATGTAGGTGATGTCTTTGTGTTCTTTGGGGAACATGAGGTGGGTGCGTCCTTTGCAGTTCGCTTTGTCCATCCATTTGAATCTGTGTATAAACAGTCCGTCTAGGGGTGTGGAACTATTTTCCATTGTTTTCTTCCGGACTTTTGTTGAGGGTCTTTAGGCGGGTGGTTGCTTCCGTGATTTGGGTGTGTTTGAATGTTTCCCCTTTGGAGAATCTGCCTTCCAAATGGGTGTCTAGTTCTTCGAACAACACGATTTTTACTATCTCTAGGAGTTGTTCTTTGAATAGGTGACCGTCGATGATTGCTGCGAGTACTGCGTTCTCTAGAGCCAAGGCATGCAAATCCTTGTTTTCAAACAAAGCCTTGTGTTCTGCGAGCAAACGGGTATTCTCGCTACGCAACCCCTCTATGTAGTCTTCCCCTGTAGAGGTAACGGCGTCTCTCGTAAACATTGAAGGATGAGTCGCGGCGTTTTCTTTCCGGAGGTTGTTGTTCTTGTCGAGGAACCAACCCATTAGCGAGGCCACCAGAGTTTTGTTGACCCGAGGTATTCCCAGAGTTTGGTGAGTTGGCGCATCAGCAGTACGGGGGGCCGCAGAAGAATGCCACTAGCGCCCACCGTTCTCCTTTCATGAGTGGTTTTACTTCATGCAGGGTCCAGGAGGGGAAGAATGTTGCGGTGCCTTGGGTTTTGTCGACCATCCAGGGGTCTGGTCCGTCGTGTAGTACGACGTTTCCTCCCTTGTAATCTTCGGGAGGGGAGAGTTGCACTGTGAGTGATATCTTGCGGTCGTTTGCTGTTCCACCCCAGTCGGTGTGGGGTCGGTAGAAGTCTCCGGGTTTGTATCTGATTACGTCTAGTCCGGAGAGGATGTGGTTGTCGGCGTACAGTTTGAAGCCCCAGGGGTTTGATACGGCTTCGTTTATTAGGGGGATTGCGATGTTGGGGTGTTCGTGTGGGTCTAGTCCGTGCCCGGTGGCGCTACGAATTGCTGCTTTTTTGCCTTGGTCTTGGAGGCGGGCTTCTTTGACTGGTTCAAGTAGGGCAGTTTCGATGATTTCTTGGCAGAATGCTGCGTCCCACAGGTCGATCTGTTGGAAGGTGTCGGTTCGATGGTTGGGGCGGGCGTCTGTCATCAGGTGCCTCTGTCTTGAGACGCGGTTAGTTGACTCATGACTGGTGCCCTATCGAGTCTTTGTGACTGCAGTGCGGGCAGGTGAAATTCTGCTGAATGTAGAAGGGTAGGTCTTCGTGGCCTGAGGCGTAGGACCACCAGTTTTTGCAGTTAGAACAGGTGAAGTTGTAGATCTTCTCTACCGTGTATAGGTGAGACATGGCTCAGTTGATTAGGTGGAGGTTTCCCCATCCTGTTTCGTCCACCGTGAGGGTGAGCGTTCCAGGTTGGGTCTTGACTCCCATGCTGTCTTGGAAATACTCACCTACGGTAGTAAGGCTTGGGCATATAAATAGAGCCCGCCCTTCTTGCTCTTTAACATTGAGATGGTGATAGTGGCCTGCTATTAGGATGTTTGCGTCGGCCACTCCAGGGTGGGCGCGTCCCATTGCCTGCTTTGTCCACCAGTTCCATATGGATTGCGCGGCGTTTTGGCTGGGCTTCGACAGGTGCCCGTGAGTAAACGCTACGATGTGGCCGGCGAGATCGATGGACATGGAGAGTTGTTCCCGTGGAATCTTGAATCCGACGTGTCCGTATGCTTTCTTGTTTTCCTGGAAGGCTTCGGCGATTGGTTCGAAGACTGCGACATCGTCGTTGTCCCCAGTGGTGGTGAACGCTTTGCCTTTCGCCCGGTTTTCTCCGTGGTTGCCCCCCACTGTGAGGACTGTGACTTGCGGTGCTATCGGAGCGACTGCTTTGATGATGTCGGCTATTCCGCGGCGCACCAGTTTCATCTGGTCTCGACGGTCTGCTTCTATCCGGAATTCCATCGCGGGATAGAAACCGCAGGATCCTTCGGCCAGATCACCCAGTCCGGCTATAACTACATGACCGATCTTGTAACCCATCTTTCGGAGATCGGCGATGCGTCGGGGGATTAGGTCCACGAGATTGGCTATTTTCCGGGCCTGTTCCTCCATCCCTCCGCCGTCTCTGTTGCCAACCTGCCAGTCGCTCAGCGCAACGACAAAATGACAATCACCAGATGGGGGCTTGTGCTTTACCTTTTTACCCTTCAGGATGCCCTGATAGACATCTTCCTGAAGGATGACAGACGCCGGCTTCTTGAGTTTGATCTCTGCCCTGAAGGAGTATTTGATCATTCCGTCAGCGCCATCCCATGAACTGAACCTGGCGGTATCACCGACGACCTCGTACACCTCGGGATCCAGGCCGCGAGCGGAGAGCATCTTGTCCCAGTTGGGTTGGTCGGAATCGACTGGGCCTGTGGAGATTGTCCCTTCGGTTCCCTCCCAGTTGACACCGGCCTCCCATCCGGAAGGCATGTTTTTGTCTCTTAACGCATCCGTTGTTTCGGCTTGCCCTTGGACCGTTGCGAGTCGATCCTTTAAGGATTTGGGAGGTTTTTCTCTACTCACTGTTCTTCTCCGTATCCGCAGGCACACTCGGCGCCACCTTTGAAGCATGATCTTGCTGCTCCCAGGGTGCTTCTGTCCACAACGATTCCTTCTTTGCGCAATTCCATTGAAATCGCTCGAGAAGATGCAAGGCTCTTCATCACGTTGATGAACACCTCTTTCGTCTCATCGTCGAAGTCGTCCATCATTCGTCCGACCCTGCAACCGGGTTCCTCTGGTTCGAGAAGAGACTCTAGGGTTTCCTTGAGCATCAGATCCTCCTTGGGTGGGCAAGCGCAACCCTATTACATGTGGACGACTGTCGCGTGGACCACCGACTAGAGTTGAGGAAATGAGTCAGGATCTCACCTCGTCACAGTTGCGAAGGGTTCTAGCGGAGGCGGCTGATGCCCCACCCGGAGACCCCATTGTCGACAGCCTTATGCTTGCACTTGACAAGACCAAGTTGTTCAGATACCACAACGACGAGCCCGTCGCCCTGCTCTCTACCGCCGGCAGGGTTTTGATGGCAGCCATTGAAGATCCAACAATGACGCAAAGAGCCATCGCTGTCTACTTGGGATGCAGCGAGTCCTTAGTCGAGAAGACGTTGAAGACCCTGACGACTGGCGGGCTGGTTGTAAAGACAAAGGTTAACCACAGAAACGTGTACAACGTAGATCGTAAGGCCGTCGAAACCCATAGTGATATACGCCATCTGGCACGCCTGTTGGAAGCGCTTGATCCACCCCCGCCAGTTGACACAGACGAACCTTTTTAGATAGCATTCCCAGGATGGTTGAACCATGCGCTGATACCGATATTGCCTCCGGCGTCACTCTGCAGGAGTGTGCCTTCTGTGGCAAGAGGTCTGTGTGGCCACCAGATGAAGGTTTGATCCACGCCCATCGAGGTTGCTACATCGATTACTGTCAGGGTCTCGCCGACGACCACTTGCTACAAGAAGGTGACCGGGTCCCCTACGAAGATTGGTCGGGGTCGGAGGAGTGAGTCATCCAGGCGTAGAAAACTTCGTCGTTGACCGGAACAAACCATAACTGAGCGGCTTCCGGGTCTCGCTTGTCTCCGACAATGGCCCAACAGATGGCCATGGTTTCCTCGGGTGAACACACTCCGATGTTGCATTCCATTCCGAACCGTTTGATGAAGTACTGGACGATGCAACCCAGGCCATCGGGCGATTTGCTGCTTCGTCCATCGGAAGCGCAGGGTCCGCCGTTGTCGCTGGGGCAGGAAACTTCCACGACTTCAAGTTGAGATTTGTTCAGGCGCAGAGTCACGATGTGGCCGTCGTTGTGCCACTCCATTTCTGGGCCGCCTATAGCGGTGGTTGTCATGGGAATAGATTACTCGGCTAGATTGGGGAGAGCAACCCTTCTCTGACGTGGGCGACCAGGGGGGAAGGACGGTCGGAAACCCTGTCGCCGTTTACATTATACCTAACTAAACGCACCTCTGGCATGATCACCGATGTGTGTGTCTAGTTCTTCTTCGGTACGAATGGCCGTTTGTTCTACTCGATCAATCGAACGTCCCAGACCGTCACCCATCTGTTCAAGCATTCGTAGGACCATGGCATGGTCTCGTTGGTTGCTACGACGACCCCACTCAACCATAGAGGCAATTAGTAGGCCGAGTACGCCTAGTAGTGCAACGACTATTTGTTCCATAGCGCCATCCTGTAAAGAAGTAGGACTATGGCAGGGTGTATCTATTTTAGTTGACGAACGTCACTGCGGAGTGTCTATCGGCGACGTTTTCTTCCAAAGATTCGTATAGATACGAGCATGAAAAGGATACCAACAGTGAGGCCGCCGAACAGGCCGACAAAGCCGGCGAGAATAAATCTCCAATCCATGGCCTCATATTAGGTCGCTGAATCCCGTCCTGGTGACACACGCCACCGCATCGACATGCCGGAAGGCTTTAGGGACCCGGTAAAATTGACCCTTCGCATCAATACGGAAACAAGGACAAATGAAGAAACTAATAAGCCTTTTGAAGAAGATCCAACCTCGACCCACGACCTACTACTATCACGGTCAACTCCTGACCGACGAACTGGAACGGGAGTTGATGAACGCTCACATGGGTACCGGCATCAGGGGAAGAAGACAACGCTTCTAATCCACAATCTCAATGTAAATACATTCCCCTGGACACTCATCCGCTGATTCGATGGCGGCCTCCACGTCCTCGCCAGGAACTAACGCCAAGCCTTTGGCCATTTGGTAAGCGGGTTCACCCCGGGGGCTGCCATCTGGGCCAAAGATGGTCGGCCACTCCGCCTCCTTAACATATGCCAAACCATCATCATGCATTTGAAACACTGACGGACAAATCTCAGCACATAAACCATCTCCAGTGCATAGATCTTGGTCGATCCAAACTTTCATTTTTACCTCATCGTGTTGCATTAGTCGTCTTTGATTTTTGTGTACAAATAGAGGCAAACCATTGACATTGCGCCACACATTGCATAGATGATGGCTTCTGCGACATTTATCATTAGTTATCCTCTTCAATGGTTAGGCGGTACCAGCCACTGTTCGCTGGGTTGTAAACCGATGCCTGCACCACATAGTTGCCCACAGCCATGTCCGTGCGGACGATGCGGGCATCCCACTGATCGCTCACGTTGTCGATCACTGGGACACCATTTGAGCAGGCTCCTCCGGTGTTGCAGTAGGTAATAGTGGGTGTCTCATCAACATCCACCGCGCTGCTCGGAGGGTTGGTGCAAGTGCTTCCACAGTCACGTCCCCCATCGTCGTCCGTTTCAATCGTGCCGCCGGGTGCGATGCTGTCAACATCCCCTGAGTGGTCCCCCTCATCAGAGTCCGTATCTTCTCTGAGGTAGAGGTACGGGTCGGCAGCCTCGTTACTTGTATCGAACTGGGCGCGAGTCAGATTTGTTTCGGCGTCGATACGGACACTGGTTACCTCAGTCAAAGAAAACTGGATATGGTCGCGGTCTTGGCGGCTAGAGGATTGCACGATGCACCAGTCGCCCATGCCTCTCCAGCCGCCCTCAGAGCAGCCTTCCTCAGTGTTCACGGCCGCAGCCGTTGTAGTAGACGCTTGCGTGTAGGCGTCGCCAGCGGTAACCGTTGTGGTTTGAGGACTCCAGCCGCGCACCGTTGAGCAACTCTGCTGAACACCGTCCGAGAACGTGCATGAGGTCATATCTGATCCGGTGCGAGCCACCACGGTCGTCGTGTCTACATGAGTCGTCGTAACTGTTGTAGCCGTCGTGGTGTCAAGATGCCAGTGACCATCGTTGCTGTTGTGGGTCAAGATTCCGCTCTCAGCGGTTGTGGTGGCGGTCCCCGTCTGAGCAGTAGTAGTGCTCGTAGAGATCGTCTCGGACAAGGCAGTGTTCGTGTTCGTGTAGGTGATAGTCGGGTAGTAGACCGCTATTGGGACGACCACCGGGATGTACGCCTCTTGGACTTCTTCGGGTAGGTATTCCTCAGCGACATCAACAGGAACAATTCCTGCTTCTACCTCAACGGTGAAATCAACCCATGTGACATATCCACCCGGTGGGGTACCCCAATCGTCGTAGTAGGCGGGGTTGTTGGCAGCGTCGTAATCTTCCCAGTCGTCGTAGCCGCCGGGTGCGGAGTCGCACGCTGAAGTACCCCTACAGCCATCATAGGGATCCCATGATTCTTCTGGCTCTGGTTCTGGCTCCGGAGGTGGAGGTACTCCATGCTCCGCGTCGTAAGCCTGCCACTCCTCTGGCTCCCAATCCCACGACTCGCTAGGTGACGGCCCCCAATCCTCAGGCCACTCCGTCAGCCCTTCCTGTTCAAGAATCCAGCCTTCTTCGTCTTGACCAGACCATCCTTCAACTGTGTGAGGATCTACCCCTTCTTCAAAAGGCACCTCCGCTTCATCCACTTGCTCTTCATCCACTTCTTCTTCTGACGGTGGATCTGGCTCGGATAGAAGTTCTTCGTCAAGGTTGCCTGTGCCCTCCGGGTCGGTGAATGGGTCTCCCCCATCTTCCCACAACTCTTGTTGTTCTAAGTCAAATGCTTGCCACTCGTCCTCAGTCCACTCCCATGACTCACTGGGGGGTGGCCCCCAGTCCTCAGGCCATTCCTCTAGACCTTCCTGCTCCAAGATCCATGCTTCTTCGTCGTCGCCAGACCACTCTTCGTTGTCCCATCCGGGCCAGACCTCTAGTCCGTCTTGAAGGAGAGCGTCTTCGCTAGGTGCCTCCTCAGTTTCCTCGCCCCAGTCGTCATCGTTGTCCTCCCATTCTTCTTCCCATAGGGCTTCTTGCTCTTCGCCGAAAGTCTGCCACTGTTCCTCAGTCCAGTCCCATGTCTCTGAAGGAGGCGGTCCCCAGTCTTCAGGCCATTCCTCTAGACCCTCTTCTTCTAGAATCCACCTCTCTTCGTCTTCAGCCGTCCAATTCTCGTCCTCCCATGGGAACATGTCGTCCGTTGAGGTTCCCTCGTTCTCCCACTCCTCTTCTTCCTCCCCCGTGAAGTCATCCCAGTCGTCCATCTCTTCATCAGTGAGACCTTCAAGCATTTCAAAGAATTGTTGTTCCTCGAACTCCTGCCATTCATCCCCAGTCCAGTCCCATGACTCAGTGGGTGACGGACCCCAGTCCTCAGGCCATTCCTCAAACCCCTCCTGCTCAAGAATCCGTGCTTCCTCATCTGCCCCAGTCCAGTCCTCGGCCGCCCATGGCTCATCCCATTCCGGGTCGTCCCACGGTCCTTCTTCGCACTCGTCGCACCAGTCGGCGTCCTCAGGCCAAAACTCTTCCTGCCACTCCTCCCATTCCTCTGGGGTGTCTAGTTCCCACGACTCTTCTTCTTCCCACGACTCTTCCTCTTCCCACCGTGCCTCCTGCTCGGTGTCGTATGCGATCCAATCCGCTTCGACCCACAGGGCTGATTCAGTCGGCGACGGACCCCAATCTTCAGGCCACTCATCAAAGCCCTCTTGCTCAAGGACTCTTGCCTCTTCGGTGGCTGCCCACTGTTCGTCGTAGTCGTCCCATTCCTCGTCGGTCCACTCAACCGACTCGCTAGGTGACGGCCCCCAATCGGGGTTCCATTCTTCGATACCTAGTTCTTCTAGCAGCGACTCCTCAAACGCCGCCGGGTCCGCCATCTGCTCTTCCCAGACGGCGTCCATTTCCTCATCGAATGCAATCCAGTCCTCTTCCTCCCACCCCATGGTCTCGGACGGAGGTGGACCCATGAGAGTTTCGTTCCACTCTTCCAACCCCATTTCTTCAAGGATGTGGAGTTCTTCTTCTTCAGCCCAGTTGTCAGCCCACTCGTCGGCCCCCTCCTCAAACCAGTCCTCAGCGTCAAGGACTTCCTCCCAGACTTCTTCCTCGTACTCCTCTTCAAACCACTCCTCGTCGTAGGAGGTCTCTTCCCAGTGTTCGTCTTCCCAGTAGTCGTCGTCGACTTCTTCTAGGACGGCTGACAGGAATACGCGAGCCTCGGCTTCGTCTTCGTCAACCCACTCTTCTCGTTCTTCCAGTTCTTCAACGTAGGACTGACCGAGGACTTCTTCGAGGTTGTCTTCAACGATTGCTTGGTAGTACTCGGCGTCGCTCGCCACCCACGCCTCTACGAGGGTTTCTTCCTGTTCGACAACTCCGGTGTCAGCGTCGTAAACGATCGCTATAACGACAGGGGCCACAACAGGGGCAGGCGGAAGGGTCGATGTGGGGGCACCCGGTTCCGGGGTGGGGTCGGGTTCCGGTGCTTCGGCGATCAGGTAGAGAGTCATGTCGACCTCTACCTCAACGACAACTTCTCCCTGCTCGTCTTGGATCGACAGGTCCAGTGTCTGTGGCGCTTCTTCGACCACGGGGCCGGGCTGCTGGACGGGCTCGGGGGCGATGACGACTTCAATCGTTTGGCCTTCGTCCAGTTCCAGTTCGATAGCCAAAGCGTCGATAGTGATAGCGACTGTGGCGTCCTGTACCTCTGCGATTGACACCCCCTCGTCGGAGAAGTCAATGAGAGAAACCTCTACCTCTTCCGTCGGTTCCTCTTCAACGATGGTTGCTTCAACCTGAATCGACTTCTCGTCGTTGAGAAGCAGGAAAGAGAACTTCTGGGTAGGCTCCTCTTGTTCCTGCTCTAGGGGTTCCGCAACATCATTCTTGGAATCGGGTTGTGGGGTTTCTCCTAATTCAGCGGCATCAGCCGCAGCCTCTGGGGTGGGAACATCTATCTCTTCAACATCGGCGCTGAACGTCTCCACGCCCGGCGGCAGGAACACCAGCACCGGGTCGGCGGTAGTGGGACCAGAGATCAGGTATCGGTAGGTCGCCCCTTCAATCTCGTTGACGAAACCACCGTCGTAGTAACCGAGCCGGTCACCATCCTCCGTTTCAATTTTGATGGCCATCTGCTTGTCGCCGGTAGAGGCAACCGTGAGAAGCGTCCCTGATTTGGTTCCAGAGTCGTCAGGGCAGAATCCACACGAGAACGGCCCGGCGCGGGACCGCATCGGGGTCAACTCCATCGTTCCGGTGCTGCCACCCCACGCTGAGGCTTCCTCAGTGGGGTTCGTTGCTGCTAGGGCGTAAACCCAGCCGTCTTTGTCAACGTCAATCCAGCGTTCAGCGGCAGGCCAGTTCGAGTCGTAAATGTAGATGCGGTAACCATTAGCGGTCTCCTCAACCCGGTAAGGGGTGACGGCGTGGCCGCCCTGCTGTGAGTAAATACCGACCGTGTAACCGGTTGATGGTTCACCCGCCTCCGCCGCAGCGAAGTCCCTGAGTAGGACTTCAGCCAACTGCGTTGGATGCATCTCAAGGTAAGAGGACGCTTCCTGCTGAACCTCAACAGCGAACTGGGTTACATACCAGTAGGCGAGTTCGGACAGCAACGCTGGGTCTTCTTTGACAAGCGCCGCGACCTCATCGACGTTCTGGAATGACGCCAACGTGGCTGGGTTATTGGCGAGCCGTAGAGATAGGACAGCAAGCCCTTCACACAATCCACCCTGCATCGACCGGTTCGCCTGCGAGATCAACTGGAGGATCACCGGGTAAGGGGTGCATTTGTTGTCCACCACCGTGGAGCAGGTCTGCTCGTCGCCGTAGAGACGACGCGCCATGTTCACTGTGAGGTCGGCTGGAGCGGTGCCCCCTCCGAAGTTCTCGAAAGCGAACGAATCTGATGCTGGCCGGAACGTCAACGAATGGTCGGCTAACGCAATCTCTTCGACTGGCGCAGTCTCTTTGCCTGACGGTGTGGGCGCGGTAGTCGTGACTGCCACCTGAGGGAGAGTTTCCCCAAGAACCGTTGTGGTTGTCTCATTAGGAAAAAGATCAACCGGTTCCGTGGGACCGCCAGAGGAGCAGGCTGAAGCGAGTAATGCACCCGCGAGTAACGCTGCGGTTAGCCGTCGCATGGCGTTATCGCTTTTTGCGTTTGTTCTGGTACCAGATCAGAAAGCCGATGAAGACAACGATGCAGGCAGCAGCAATAATGACAGTGATCGACCCACCAGGGGCACCGCTCATGTCAATAGAAAAGTTTTTGGTTCCGCCACCAAGCAGGTCGTTTTCGGATTTTAGATCCGCTACGGCCAGTTCCAACTGCTCAACTTTGTAGTTGAGTGTTGCTTCTTCCCCGGAAGATTGCCAAAGGAATCCGAAGGCTCCGGATACGGCAGCAGGCAGGCCTAGGACATACGCAATGTTGTCCTTGATTTTCTCGATGAGATTGCCCGCCGACTTGACGGCAGCGACTTTGGAATCACCAAGATCGTGGCCGCAGTGCGGGCAGACGGATTTGTCCACAATATCTCCATCAGGTGTTAGGCCTTATAGAGATAATACCAAACGAACTAAATGAGTAAAGACTCATAACGACTATTTATGCTGAACATTCGACACACATCCACTTGATGAACATGTCGACCCCGCCCCCATCATCCACGGCCACCCTGTTCGCATGCTTTCCGCTCATGAATGCTGTTGAACAACCGCACTCAACGCAGGGGTCTTCGGATGCCACTCCCGTACTGAGCATCCCCAAGCGAGAGCCATCCGGGTTGGAGGGGTCATACATTTTCCCCGTGTATTCAGCAGGGGTATAGGGGGTTCCGTTCGAGTCGAGTTTCCTCACGCGTTCACGATGGTTGTTTTGTAAGTACCAACCATCATTCCGGCAGGGACATCAACGGAATCGGTGATGAGGAATACGCAACCCTCGCCACCAGTGGTGCCCGTGTCTCCGGTTCCGCCCGCTCCACCAGCACCGCCAACCCCCTTGGCTCCGGCTGCACCTGCTGCGCCTGCCACGCCACCGTAGTAATTGCTGGACTGGCCGTCCTTCCAGACCGCTACTAAAGTGGCTGGGACTGCGGGGATGTGGTAATACCGGGGGACGGTTGTGCATATCACTTGAGCAGGAATTCCCAACTCGCGACTGGTGAAAGCGAAGTATTGACCGGGTACTGCGTCGGTGACTTCCGGCGCGACCTCGTTTCCGGTACTTAGGTCGATCCAATGCCAGGTGGCAGGCTGAGTTTCACACTGCTCATAAGTGCCGTCCACCCCGAAGGTTGCTGGAGACCCCCCTGCGTAGTATGAATCCAACAGCACAGCGAGATCATCGTTTCCTTTGACCCCCGCCGCACCGGGCGTTCCTGCAGTCCCATCGGTTCCAGCGGTCCCAGTTGCTCCGGTTGCGCCAGTGTCCCCGACACTCCCATCGCTTCTAATGGTGCCTGTCCCGGCAACTTTCTTGGCCATGATGACAACCATTCCCCCACCGGAACCAGCAGCACCACCTGTTCCCGAGGCGCCGGTGCCACCATCGGTTCCGTCAGTTCCGTCGGTTCCGTTAGTTCCGTTAGTTCCAGCGGTAGATGTTCCCCCGCCGGCTCCACCGCCCGCTGTTCCGGCAGTTCCTGAGGTTCCCGTACCGCCCGTACCGCCGGCCGACCCCGAGACATCAGCACCCACGGTGCCATCATCCGCACCCTCGATGCGTTTAAACCCATCCGTCGGATCAATGTGCCATCCACGCATGACAAGATCAAGGTTTCTTAACGCACCCGCCGACACCTGGGTGCCACTCGCGGACTCACCAAGAACATACGACTTGGGTACGCCAGCAGCACCATCCTTGACTCTACCGACGAGAGTTCCGATGCCAGTCTCCCCAGCAAATGCGGCAGGCAAACCGATAATCCCGTTGTTGGTAAGTGTTCCCTTAACGAACACGCGGAACCCATTAGTAACCAAATTGACATTGGCATTAACCGTCAGGTTGCTGTAATACATGTCCTCCGTGAGAATCGTGGTGCCAGTAAGAGTGACATCACCGTCCACTCCAGGGCCGTAGACCGTGTCGTTACCTAAGCGTTGCTTGCGGCGCTTATTGATCCTGTTGAGTGCCTGTGCCATGTCAGCCGTGCCAACCAATCGACGGGTCCCTACCTGTGGCTGGATTCCCTGTGACGTTTTCGATTTTGGTCAGAGCAACCAAAGCGGCGGTTGTATCAACGGGTGGGGTTGCTTCGAGCAACGCCCTCAGGGTTACACACTCGGGCCAGATCACATTCTGGATCTGCTGCGACATCGTCAGGTAGGGCATTAATCCACCTCTATATAGTTTGCTGTTCCATCCGTCCCCGTGCCAGCACCAGAAACGTTGAGAGTCAATGCCGGGTTCATCGTTGTGTCAGTCGAAATGAAGATGATGACTCCACCGCCAGCATTAGTTCCACCCGTTGCAGAAACGACTGCCCCACCACCAGGTTCAATGGATACAAACCGGGCAGCGATGATAACTACACCACCTCCAACGCCTTCCCCACCCGCACCGCCTGATCCTCCGTTGAGGAAGAGTGGTGTGGTTTGGCCGGCAGTAATCTGGTATCCGAGAATCGCCTGAGGTCCATGCTTGTAGTATTTTGATCCGCCGCTCGCAGCAGTTGGAGCCGTTACCGTTCCCCCAGCGCCG